GCTACTTTACGAGAAGGTAAAGACACACTCTTGATATAGTTCAAGTAATCTTCTGGTATAGCTGCATTAGCTATTTGTATAGTATCAACCCTTATTTGAAAATCCCTACTGAATCCTCTTTGAGAGGCTGTTGTATAAAAATCTGATAAGGTCTGAGAAGACATATGTATACTTAGTATAGGGTGGTTTATCTACCGCGGATTGCTTTGCCTAATTTACCTACAGCTGTTGCTGTTCCGGTTATATCGTTTAATGTATTTTTAATATCTGTTAATAAACTAGTAGCTGGAGGTTGTGTATCCTTCCAGAATGTTTGTATAGTGGTACCATTACCACCAGGATTACTGTTTATAAAGTCAGAGTTAGGATAAGGCAGCTTGTCATAACCAGCTTCGTTATATGTAGGTGGAACTGAAAATCTAAATATAGCTGTAAAATCCATTACTTTACCGGTACCCTCTTTACTAAACTTAATTTGACTCACACCGCCTAAGGCTACATTAGTAAATTCCCATAACCCTAACGGTACACCTGTTTCACTTAATGATTCTAATTGTACTGTACCGGTTATTGGTTTCGTACTCTCTTTTGGATCTTTTGCTGTTAATAGAGTTGTAAACCTGTTATAAAGTACATAATGTGGGTCACATCTAAACGTTATCTGATAATTATCTTTATCAGAATAATCAAGCTGGTTTGTTCCGTAAACAGCTGTTGTACCTTTTGTCTTTAAATTAACCTTATCTGTTATTATAGAAGGTAAATAAAAATCTTTTGCATATGTTGCATACCAACTGATATCGCTAAAATAATCTCCAAAAGTTAAACTTTTAAGTCTAAGTTGATAGTCACGTGTTAAACCAATTGCAGTAACATCCCTATAAAAATCAAACAACGTTTGATGGGTACCTGTATTAGCACCCGCAGCTGTATTTGTATTATTTGGTAAACCAGGCATATTAATTTCCTACTGTAAAGTATTGATAACCTAACGTCACCGTAAATGTTATAAGGTTAGATTCTGCTACGGAAAACGATATACCATCTAACTGTATAGGGTAACAACCAAATAAGGTATATGTTTGATTGGATGCGGCTGTAGCTGTTGTTTTATTTACTCCGTCTACAGTTTTTATATCTAGCCCCACATTCTGTCCTATTGCAGTTAAATACTGTTCGGTTAACTCTTTAGAGTCATTTTTGTTTTTGGTAATATAATCTACTGTATCTTTACCAAGACGGCCTTGCGGGTAGCGTGAACTTACAAATTTATTATTTTTCTGTAATATAGCGTCTACTATTTTTGATACATCTCCTGCTTCTAGTATATTATCTCCTGTCGCTAATTTAATACTATAAAGTCTATTTTTAATACCACCAATATTAGTAGATGCTAACCCCCCTACCTTATTTGTATTAAAATTATATAAATCGTTTTGCCATTGCTCATATATACGTCTCACCGCACCGTATTTGTCACCGAGAAAAGTAATTGACCAAGAGGTATTTTCTGGAAATACTGTATTCATAGGTACGTGAAATTCAAACGGTCCGTACGGTACTTTTGCTGCGTTAAGTTTTTTAGATGGTAATTTTGTTGCTCTTACGTGAGCATTATTAAATCCATCAAGAGACTCGCCTTTTATAGCGCCTTCATTGTTTATATTCGTAATTGAAAGTATATTAAACTGAAAATTCCAGGCTACACCACCCAGTTGCTGGTATGTTGTAATTATGTCGTTGCCCATACTAATACTTAATATACGAACACTAAAAACCCGGCAATATATGCCGGGCTTGTAAGGTTAAACTGTACTATTTTTTATACGTGTCTCCAGTACTGATAAGCTAACTGAGCCTGGAACGTTAATGGAGTACCTGTACCTGCAACGTTATAATCAACCGTACCTAATTTTAGTATATATGCTCCGAAAAGCTTATATGTATTAAGCACATTTAATTTATCATCTACTAGGTTAAGTTGGATTAACGCGTCTGGACCTCTTAAAGAAAGATCTCCAGTGCTTGTTGAATCGTCAAATACTTGATTAATTTGCCAATCTTCAAGCTTTTTACGAATTAAACCACCTTTATCATTACGGAATGTTACGTTCCAACCATTACTACCAGGATACTTAGCAGTGCCTGGAACATTGAAGTCAAGGCCCATATAAGTTACTTGCTGGTTGGTGATGTCTCTTGAAGGTAACTGTGTCGTGGTAATGTAAACGAAATCATCTTCGTTTAATGTATCATTACCTAGCGAGACAACGCGAAGCATATAATCCCTCGCGAAGTCTCTTTGCTGTGCTACCCTGTAAAAATCCGATATGGTCTGGCTCATATAATAATATTTATGCTAAACACTATCTTTATTTAAGATATTTATTTGCTTTTTTAATTTACGTATAACCCATGACGCTCTTATTTTATCCTTAAATTCTTGAGTATGTCTACGCCCCTTATTCCAGTCATTACCTAGCTTAGCTACACTTTTCTTTTTCCGCGTTTCCTCACTCTCTGGGGCCCTAAGTTTTTGTGCTATAGACATTTTTTTTCGTGTACTTTCTTTGTGTTTTTTATTTAACATAGTACCTGGCTTATTTCTCCTAGCCGAATTAATAGATATCTTGTTGCGAGTCTTTATGGTGTGGGCATGACCTATGAAAGACGGAACATATGCACTTTTATTTATATTCATGCATAATTCGCTATTATAGTGCATATTAATATATCCTTGCTCAGATTCTCGCAAAAGCAATTTATCAGGTTCAACAGATTCTATCACTTCAAACATCCAATTTTTCTTATGTTTATTATATCTGTTTTGCATATGAGTGTTCCAATGACTATTTCTTTCAAGCTCAATAAAATGTTCTCTCAATCTAGTTCTGCAATCAAGAGACGAGCCCACGATAAAGTGTCCTGTATCTTGGCATGTTATTTTATATACTCCAGAATCTATATTAAACGGATTAATGTAAACTACTTTTGTTTTACCGTCTTGTATTGTTTGTGTCATATATTTATTTATAAAAAAAACCCTAGAATTTCTTCTAGGGCTCATATAATATTTATGTTAAGGTTATTGTAGTAACTCTTGGAAGTTTTGATCAGTACGTGTAGCGTAGAAGTTTACCAAGATAAACTCTGCTGTACGAACTGGCTTAATGTAGATATCTACAACAAGCGAATTATCATCAATAACACTTGGAGGGTTATTAGTATCGTTACATACAATCAAGTAGTCGTATATACCTTGAGTATTCTTAGCTAATTCAAATACTGGTGTAATTGTATTAACTAAACGATTACGGGTGAATGATGTATTAGGTTCAAATACGAAATACTTTGTAGTATTGAGTACTGACTTTTCTAGATAAAGGAATAAACGACGTACATTCACTCTATCAAAAGCGCTTGGAGCTTTTTGCATTGTCTTTTGACCCATTACTACAAATCCTTCATTTGGATAATTGACTACTGGGTTAATAGAGATCTTATAGAGTAGATCGCGTTGTTTTTGTTGTGGGTTAATTGCTAAGTCAGAAATGCCTGTTACAATACCACGATTTAGACCAGCAGGTGCACCCCATGGATAAGCTACTGCATCGTTATTTGTATAAATCGCTGCAGCAAAACCAGAGAATGGTAACCAAGCTGGACGACCGCTAAAGCTGTCTGTAATCTTAGCCCAATTACCGTATGCTACCATATAGTTTGAATTATATGGGCTATAAGTGTTACGTAATGGCCAGTAAATGTTTTGTGAGAAGTTCTTTGTCTTATCGTCAAGTATTTTAAACGTTGCGCCTTGTACTAATGTGTAACGTAATGGATCGGAAATAAATACGCAATCTTTACGGCGGAATTGTGCAAAGTTTTGTAGTTTGTTTTGTACTGTTTGCCAGTTTGTTACAACCGTTCCTGGGCTATAGTTACCATTTGTAGATGTTACTACTGCACCGTTCATTTCTGTTGCAAGCGCACCTGTGAATAATGTATCATCAAATACACCAGTTGAGTAAGCAGAAGCACCAGCATAAATTGTAGCTAAGCCTGCTTCAGCAACAATATCAACATTGTATACATCAGCATTTTCTGCTACACCTAAAACATATTCAAGTTTTGAAGGTACATCACCAATGATCTTAACATTAGTACTATCTAATGTAGGAGCCCAAGTACCGACAGTATAAAGATTGCTTGCTGGTAAATAGCTTGCAGGCAATGTACCGCCTGTTACTGTATCTGGACGATATACTCTTACTACTTTTGTATTGTAGCTAGATGTACCAGGAGCATAAGTTGTATTGTACCAATTTGTGCTAATAGCAAGATTTGGGTTAATTAAAACCGATACGTTTGGTGAAGCGTTGTTTACAACTGTTTGTAAGAAGTTAGTTACTGGAGCACCGCCAGCTGGATTTTGAATCTTTGCGTTAGCATATAACGAACCTACATAACCTTCTTGTAGAGTGTATGTGAGTTGAGCTGTATTATTACCGTAAGGTGTTACAGATAATTTGAAAAGACTCATTACAACGTTATCTTCATAACCGCTATTTAGACCAATGTTAAACGTTGGAATATTTTCAATAGTGTGAGAAACACTATCAATATTTGCATATGAAGAAAGTGAACTGACTGCAAATGCTAATGTTGTACTAGGTACAGATGTAAATGAATACGTTGGTGTTGAATCAGTTGTTAATGAATAGAATTGAGCAGCTGAATCATAATTTACTGTTGGACCAAAACGTGTTGAATCAGAGAAGTTAAGGTAATAACCTTCAAACTTTTCATTTACAGTTACTTGAGCTTCGTTTAATACAATAATACCTGCACTGCTTAATGAAGCAACTGTATTTGAAGCACCTAGACCGTTACTACCACCACCTGTTGTTGACCAATTTAGACCGCCTTGTTTAAGAGTGTTGTAATCGGCTTGACTTAATTCTACTAAAGTTGGAGTAGTAATGTAGTAGCTAGTTACAGCAGGATCATTATAAGCAATACCGCTTGCAGCTGAAACCGTAGAAGTATAAAGTGTGCCTGTAGACTGTACTGGAACAACTGGATATGCTAAAGCTGTATAAATTGTTGTGTTTGACTGAAAACCATTACCTAAACCGCCACCATATGGTAAGCGAGCTACGTTTACGGTTGCGTTTGTGCCACCGCTAAAAAGTTGCTGTACTGAGTAATAAAAATAACGTTCTGCAGCATTAGTTGGTGTGCCGTATATGTTTTGTAAATCAGCAACAGTTGTTAAATTTACAATTTCAGCTGTAGGTCCTTGAGGAGCAAATCCTACAACAAGTATGCTTGTTCCGTTAGGTGATTGTGCTCTTGTGCTAAGATCTATCTCGTTAATTTGTACCCCAGGGGATTGTATTTGACGTAAAGTAGCCATAGTAGTATTATATTATTATTTAGGCATTTCCGGAACGAAACCTTAACTTATTACAGTAATTCTGCGTTTAACTGACTAAATGTGAACGTAAATGAAGACTCCATTTGTTCAGCGTCTCTGTAACTATACGTAATACCGGTCAAATTAATTATAAAAGCTTTAGTATAATTCCATTGGATTTTCTTGTTATCGTACTCATCCAAACCATACACAGTTATGTTGGTTTGGTAAGGTTGTAGATTACTCATACTTGTATAAACTACATCATTTTTTGCGTCTTTTATAACAGGAACCAAATTAGTTGAATCCGGTATGCTTTGAGAAGCGTCGTTTATAAAGTTTAACCACTTCCAAAGTACCCACCAGTTATTAAAGCCATTATCAACAGTAAAGCTAACCGTCACTGCTTGCCAATTATCCCTCTTACCACTTGTTAGGTTTAAAAACTGCCCACCATAAGGT